CAAGTCGGGATAGAACAGCCACCTGTCGTTATCCTTCAACTCGTTACGTACAATATACAACGCCTGGTTGTACAGGTTATTCGTAACACGGCAGATAGCGCAAAGCCTGTCAGAATGGTTGATGTCAAATTTATAAACTAATTGCATATTAGTCAGTATTATGTTTTGCCAGTAAAAAGGAGAACAGGGAAGCCGTACTGACTTCAGCTTGTCGGAAGGTAGCTACTCCGTTCCTATCCCTGCATGGTGCAAATGTAATACTATATAACGATATTAGGAAATATTATGTGTTAAATTTTTGTAATGGTGTTTATTTGTTTCTTAATGCCGTTTAAATATTGTTTTATTTCTTTTTCTAACTTGTCCAATGTACTGTTTACCAATCCATCCCATTCTTTACCATATACAGGAATATTCCTTTTTACTGTAGAGTGAAAAGAGATTTGATTCCCTAAAGGAAGATCAAAATACACAATAAAAGAAACTCTTTTTCCCTTATCCTCTGAGCACCCAAAAGATAACTTACTTTCGTTATATATTTCGATAAGTTTGTCAATCAAATCTTCTTTCTTTGCGTACATCTTTTCCGAGTAGGGGAATGGAGCGTCTTTAGCCTTTATGTTGTAATCTTGTATCTCCAATGCAACACGGTAAATTTTAGCCGTAAAATCTCCTTGTTTTATCTTTTTATTAAGCATTAATTTTACCTTTCTTGTACCTATGCCGCACATATTTTCACGTTTTAATTTTAGCATGGCTATCAATTTCCTGTTTTTCTCCAAGGCTTCTTTCTTTGCTTCTCTTTGTCTTTTACAATCTTCTATTACGGAAGTACAATCTTCTTTTATTCCGAAAACGTCCATTCCGCCAAAACAAAATGTTTCAATATCTAAGATTGTATTCTTTTCCATTCCAAGAAAATCTATAAGCCTTTTGTCTATGCCAAAAATATTCGTGTAATGTCTAAGATGTGACACGCAAACAATATATTCCGGGTTATGGGAACATTCAATCTCATCAAACACTTCCCAAGGATTAAAGTTATTTTTCATAATGTTATTTTTTGTTTCTTTGAATATAACCCCATATAAACTTGCTGGAATATCCGCATTCTTTCATGGCTTTACGAAAATCAGATTCCGTATTTCTGATATACAACTGCCGTATCGCCCAATAAGTATTGTATCCTTTAAGTTCCGCATACTGGAAAAATTGAGTAGGTGTCATTTGCTCGAACTTTAAATCTCCTACCAGTTCTTGCAGTTCCGCCATCCTTATTTCCTTTTCGGTTGGATATACATATCCGCAGAAAGGACATTCCGAAGCGGTTATGGCAATATATTTACCACACTGTTTACATTCCTTCACTCCCTGTATCCCTTCACATTTTCCCTTGTTATGCCATAAAGCCCATTTACGTTCTTTCTCAAACTTTCCGAGCCGTGATATGTTACCACCGAAGTCAAGGAGAAATGCTTCTGTCTTGTTTGGGTGAAGCCGTATAGCCCTGCCAGTTGCCTGGATATAAAACTGAACGGATTGTGTGGCACGGTTTAATATGCAAACCTCTATACTTGTTTCATCGTATCCCGTAGATAATATACCACTGTTGCATATAACGGTGAATTTATCGTCATGGAAATCCTTGATAAGCTGTTCCCTGTTTCCTGTAAGATGCTTGTATTTTTCATATAATGCCAACTCATCCGGCTTATTCTTATCTATACCTGATATGAGGAATTTTGCAGGGATGCCAGCTTCATTAAATTCAGCGCACATCCTTATCGCATTTGCCTGTGTGGCATCAAAACAGATTGCTTTTTTCATCGGACAGATACGCATATAGTTTTCAATCACCCCCTTGTACTGTACGGACTTGTTGAACACTGCTCCCATCTGCCTGCTATCGAAGTCACCTGTACGATAATCGGTATTAACCTTAGACAAGTCGGGTGCATCAACCGTAAACGTTCTCAACCTGGTTATGTTTCCCCGGTCCATCATATCCTGTATCTGGGCAGTTTCTACAATCTCTTCATAGTTCATGCCAAGCTGCCTTTGGTTCCCACTTCTCATCGGAGTTCCTGTAAGACCTACTACATACTTGTCATCAAGCAAACCAGATTCAAAGAGAAAGTCCGCATCAGAGGTGTGACCTTCGTCTATCAGACAGAGAGATACACTCTTAACCCATTCAGCCCATTCGGGTTTTTCTAGCCTTCTACGGAGAGTTTGAGCCATTGCTGATACTACTAGACCTTTAGGTATGTTCCTGTGCTTAGGAGAGATGTATTCAGCCTGTATGCCAACTCTTTCCAACGTTCCCCCTGTCTGTGTCATAAGTTCAGATCTGTGGGATACGATAAGCACCTTATTCCCCTTTTCGACAGCACCTTTAGCCATAAAACTCATTATGACCGTTTTGCCGTAACTTACACAGGCAGAGAATATGACGTGCTTATGATTAGTCAGGGCATTTCTCAGACGGGTTATTCCCACCTCCTGGTAATCCCTTAGCTTGAGGTAATTATATACATTCATACACATACATATTGACGCTTCACCGTCCCGACTACTGCCGACCACTCCACGTCCTCAACCCCTTCTACCAAGGGTGATATTAATCCGAACCGTTTGATATTTACCGAAGCGAGAATGTCACGATCATTGTGCCTTCCGCATTTCGGGCAAACCCATTCACGGTCACTGAGTTTCAATTCACTATTAACGTATCCGCATATACACGTCTTGGAACTTGCTTCAAAACGTCCGATACGTATAAGGTTGCGTCCATACCATTCGCACTTGTATTCAAGCTGTCGGAAAAACTCGCTCCATGAAACGGATGATATGGATTTTGCAAGATGGTGGTTTTTCAACATACCCTTTACATTCAAATCCTCAATGATTATCGTTTGGTTTTCACGGACAATCTTTGATGTGACTTGATGTAGGAAATTGTTGCGTTGGTTGGAAACCTTCTCATACTGTCTTGCCAAGATTTTTCTTGCCCGTTCTCTTCGGTTGGAACCTTTCTTTGTCTTTGAGAATCTTCTTTGCAACACCTTTAGTCTTGCTTCCGATTTCTCAAGATATTTGGGATTGGCATACACATCACCGTTTGAACATACTGCAAAATCCTTTATACCTACATCTATACCGATAGACGTATCATATCTGACAGCAGGCTTTACAGGTATTTCCTTTCCATCGTCAACAAGGACAGAAATAAAATATTTACCTGTTGGTGTCTTGCTTACCGTGACAGAACATACTTTACCGTCAAACTTTCTGTTCGGAAAGAATTTAACCCATCCGATCTTTGGAAGTCTTACCTTATTGTTGTCAAGGTCAACAGACACCGAATTTATAGCCTTGTATGACTGTCTGCTGTAATGCTTCGCCTTGAAATTTGGGAAGCCTGCCTTTTCACGGAAGAACTTCACGAACGCGCTGTCCATATTTCTTATGGATTGTTGCAGGCACTCGTTTGATACTTCCGAAAGCCATTCCTTCCCATCTTCCTTTTTAAGTTCTGTAAGCATCTTAGCCAGTCCAACCCATCCTATCTTCGTCTTGTCACGCTGATACGCTTCTATACGTTTACCGAGCATATAGTTATACACAAACCTACAACACCCGAAAGATTTGTTGAAGAAAACAATCTGCTCAGGAGTAGGATTAAGTCTATATTTATATGCTCGTTTCATATTGCAAATATAACTATAAATTAAATTACAACATAACTAATTTAGTTAAATAGTGTTTAATTGTTTATAAATGCCTTTCAAATTCGTTAACGTAATCCATATCTATCCTCATAAAACAATTTAAAATTTCTCCATCTATGCCCGTTTTTCCCCTTACAGAAAGAACTACATGAGCGTTGTGGCATACCTAATTTCCTCTCACAGTCACAACAGGCTTCAAAGCATAGAAATCTGTTCGTACCTTCCTCTATCGCAATGACAGCCCTTGTATTGTTTCTATGACCGAGATAAGAACCGTTTTCCTTTCGTTTATTTATGAGTTCTTTCATAAGAACTCTTTTCTTTTCACGTTCCTCATCCGATACTTTCCTTCCTTTCTTGAATCCATAATTATGACCTTTTACGAACCTTCCTTTTTCGTCACGGTAAGATATTGGATAATCTATCCATAATTCGCTAATTGCTGGCATTGAAATCTAACTTTAGTTTTACAATTTCGTCACTCATGGTATGTACTCTTTTCAGCCATGCCATTTTCCATGCTTCTTTTCCTATGCCATATATACGATATATATCATCTCCTGCATCATCAAATTTGATAGGAGTGCAGCTTATTGACTTACATTTCGTTCCGTCCATAAGTTCAACGTCACCTATACCCCCATTGAGCATGATAAAGTTGATATTGTTTTCTATGGCAAGATAGGGGATGATTATTTCATCCCCACGATTAGGTTTGTTGTGCTTGATTAGTGTAGTCATAACAACTTAGACAAGGTATTAATATACATTTTTACAGACATTTTGTTCTAGACAAATTACCATAATATTTGGTGGCACTTGTAAATTAATCAACTTCCACTAACTCACCGTTTTCCAGTCTATACCATGTATCAGCCTTGACAACCTCACCATCAACTACTACAGCCTTCCAATCAACAATATCATACGTATCATCCCTTTCCTCAGCTATGACCAAAATTGCACCTATTCCGCCTTTTACCTGAACATTTTTTCCTCTTGCTACTGACAAACCATTAGATCCTGTTGAAGCCTTTCCTCTTGCCGTGGCAGCACCATTATCACCAGCCGTGGCAGCACCACAATCACCAGCCGTGGCAGCACCATAATTACCAGCCGTAGCAGCACCTCTATAACCAGCCGTGGCAGCACCACTATCACCAGCCGTGGCAGCACCACTATTACCGGCCGTGGCAGCACCATAATCACCAGCCGTGGCAGCACCACTATCACCAGCCGTAGCAGCACCTCTATAACCAGCCGTGGCAGCACCACAATCACCAGCCGTGGCAGCACCACTATCACCAGCCGTAGCAGCACCACTATTACCGGCCGTAGCAGCACCACTATCACCAGCCGTGGCAGCACCATAATTACCAGCCGTGGCAGCACCATAATTACCAGCCGTGGCAGCACCACTATTACCGGCCGTGGCAGCACCACTATCACCAGCCGTAGCAGCACCTCTATAACCAGCCGTGGCAGCACCATAATTACCAGCCGTAGCAGGTTTTCCCGGTTCCGCATTACACTCGTTAGTACACCGTTCCTTGACATAAGATACAGCTGCTTTCACAAGCCCCCTTATATCAAGCTCAGCACCTATTCTAATTTTTGAAGAACAAACCTTGTCACTTTTTGAATCGTTTATTTTACCACTCTGCTCAACCTCACAAAATCTTGACCCGGCCGGCGCATAGTAACCAAAAACATCCAGAGGATAAGGACATGCATGAAAACCTTTCTCGCATACCTTTATGTCGCCTGTTTCTTCATATTCCTTACCTACCTCATACTTAAACCCTCTACAAGATAAATCCTTATCAAATGCTTTATAAGCCTTTATTTTCTGTTCCATAATATAATGTAATACTATATAATACTGCCTATTTGGTCCTTAATGCCTAATATTTCATTGAAATACGCCTTAATTTCGTTTTCACTACTTTCTTTAGATAATGTTATATTTGTTGACATATTATTAACTTTTTGTGGTAACTCCGCAATTACCCGTTACATATTTGAAACACCAACAAAGTCATTAATTTTACTTATTGGGTATTTTTTCGCATCACGTTCGTTGAATGAAAGATAAGATAGAGCCATTTGTAGCTTATCCTCCATCCTGTCTATATCATCTTTATAATCACTTCTGTCAAGTTCCCAATACAAAAGTCTTGACGGATCGTTAACCGGGCGTAAATCAAATGGATCATCATCCGACTTGCCGTCATATACGATATAATACATTTTATCTACATCGGGATGGGAAAGGAAATGCGACATTAGCTGCCAATAGTATTCCTCTATCGCCTGTTCCTTTGTTGCTTCTCTCAAATATTCAATCTTACTTTCAGAAGTAAAGCATTTCACTTCGGCTATATAAGATAATTTACCATTGACATCAAATCCATATCCATCGGGAGAATCGCCGTATCCATCATAGATATTATCGACAAAAACAATTTCGTCAAAATCATCCGCACAGGACATTAGTCTGGAGAACGTGTTATGGTTAAAACACTCGATAGCGTCTTTTTCATGATCCTTTCCCCACTCCATATCAGAAGTGGATATATGTCGGCATGGTTTGTTTAACCTTCTCTCCCTTGCAACCTGATAAAGATAAGAGATAGCTGTATCTCCGAAAGGAACATCAACTGTCTTTCTCTTTACGCCCTGTTTTTTTGCAACCTCTAGTTCGGAAGGTGTCATTTCCCTTCTCCCGGAAACCATAAGTTTTCCAATGGCGGAAGAGGTGATTTTACCACACCTCTTCATAAGCCATAGTTTTTCTTTTTCTTCTGCTTCCATTATTTCTTAGTCGCTTCGTTAAACAATTTCATAGCTTCAGCGTCCACATCATAGCTTGCCGTGATGTATCCAATGTCGCATTTTCCACTTTTCAACGCTTCCAATGCAGCCTTGAATTTATCAGAGTTCACTGTCATCTTCCCTTTCTGTGGCGGTGGCGGAACATCACGCCCTATACGCAATCCGTAAACCTTTCCTCCATCGCTTGGGTCACGTGTCAGTTCCTTGCATAATATGACACGAAAATCACGGATGGTTTCAGGATAATCAGTTTGAGCCAGCTTAGTAAGACGTTTGCGGTTCGTACTGTTCAACAGCATAGGTTTAGGAACAAGGTTTGTTTCTTTAAAGTAAGCAATCCATGATGGTTTCTTACTACCTTGTACCTTTGCATTCTCATCCCATACGATATGGGATATTGTAGCAATGATAGACTGACCGTTAGGGAGTATTTCTACTCCCACATAATCAGATTGACTTCCAGTTCTCCAATGATGGAGAACCTGGTTTTGTTGTTCGTTTGACATATCTATTCAATTTAACCAGGTAAAACTACAGTTGAATTTCCCGTTTTGTCTACAATGACGCTCTTTCCGCCTATGACAGCTTCCGTCTTGTGTCCACTTGGGTATTCCGATAAACAGGAATCATTTTCCGCTTCATACGGATATACATCCATGATGGCAGTTTCGGCAATGGATGAAATCACATAGTCTGCCATTGTGCCTTTCATTCCTTCGTCAAGTTTCTTTACAGCATCTCTCAAATCGGATGCCTGAACAAGCATATAGCATGATGTCTTTTTCTCCGCTCCGCTTTTTTCGTCCAGCGTGATGTAATACAGCTTGCATTTAAACCAGCGATCGGCTGCATCTTCCTCAGAGGGGAACAGTTCGCTGTAATTGGAGCGTTTAATGTCCGAAACAGTGAACTCGCCACTGATAAACGGTGTCATTTCCGATATAATACGTGCTTCCGCCTCAGTGAAGCTAAGCGCATCAACTAGGTATTGCTCACTTACTTTCTTATTCATCCCGTTTTCTGCTACTTTTTCGTAGCGAATTTTACACTCAAAAAATGTTTTCATGTTTATTGTTGTTAATAATTATCTTAATCAAAATTAAAATTATCCTCACCACTTGGTTCTTCTTCCGGCATATCATTACCGAAATCCATCGGAATGAACCAATCTGAAATATAGTCTTGCATGATTTAATCCTCCTGTTCTTGTTTGAAATATTTGTAATTTATCTCTCCATTTACGATCATATCCATGATTTCTTCATCGGAAGATGTGGCTATTTTCATCATGAACTCATCTTTCTTCACCTTTTCAATATCTTCATTTTCAGTATTCCCCACATTTTCCAACTTTTCCATCTTTTCTGCCTTTTCAGACATATAAGACACAGCATCTTTAGCTATTTTCAAGGCATAATCTGAATCGTATAAAGACATCATGGATTGAATGTATATTCCGTTAATCCTGTCAAATATCTCCTGTTGGGGAAGGCTTAGAAACTTTGCCGTATTCGCTCCCATCATCACCTTTATCTGCCAAGATGTTTTTATATTCACTATGTGAAGCCATCCCTCTTTGATAGGGCTTTTAATAATATAAAAGTCACCTACAATATATCCTTCGTCTATTTCTTTCTTTTTCATAATTTTATAATTTATATTTTTCCAAAACAAGAATCATTTTATGATCTTCAATGGCTGATTTTATGGTATCATCAATCATCTTGTTGTGCGTTTCTGAATCTATATCCAAATCGGAAATTTTATACCCATTATCTAGCTTGTTTTGAATACTGAAATAATAATTTCTTATTGTAAGAACATTTTTATGTATTTCCTCTCGTGTCATTTCCTAGGCAAAAATTTATTTTTAACAAATGATAAAAGCATAATGGTTATCTCGTCAGCATACTTGGCAAAATCGTCCTGATATTCCTCATCCACATTGTTATCCATCCACATAATTTGATTCTTTGCCATAGTACCTACCTTTTCAAGTGTTTCAAACATTTGAAGGCTAGACCCTGGAAGTACCTTCTTTAGCATTTCATTAAGCTCAATAGAGGATGAATGTATAATATCAGCACAGAAAGCAATAGCATTAATATACATCATCCAATCAGTTTTTTCATCATCTGACATCTTTTTGATAATTTCCATACCTCTCACATACTTACCGTCAGGATAAGCCTTTATATATGCTTCCTGGAACTCCTTTATCTTGGCTGTTACGCGAGAACATTCAACCATACGACCTTTCTTGATAAGATCGTTCTGCTGCTTGCGTAATTTCTTCATTTCCTCTTCTCTCTCACACTCCTGTATTAACAAATGTCTTTCCATTATCCTCAATGATTTTTATTAGTTCTTTGAATTGATCTGCAATAATCTCTAGTTTACCCTGTATCTTCTGATTAACATTCCCATCCTTATAAGCACTCTGAAACCCTTCATAACGTGAATCAATGCTAGAATAGCAGAATGAATCAGATGTAATGTTAACCATCGTATTATCACCGTCTATAAACGGTTCTGGTATATCCACTTTTATCATCATAGAAGACCAAAATAATTATCAAGTTTTTTAATAGTATCATCTTCATCGTTCAGAACATACTCAATGACTTCACGTCCTGAAAGTGTTATTCTCAACTTCTTGACACTTTGTGGATTGGCATGTCCGTTAGAGTAATTGTTATATTTAACAATCTCCCATCCTTTAATTGAAGACAACATCCTCCGTTTGCCACACAAATTTATGGCTTTTGGAACTAAATCTTTTTCTTTCTTATCCATAATTAATATATTTTAAACTTTTCAAACATCTCATCTCCCAATACTCCGCTAATGAACATGGTAAGTTCTATTTCCCATTCATCTTCCTTACCCTTCACGAACGGATAAGTAAGCTGATGCCATTCATGGTAATCAAACAGCTTCATGCGAAGCGGATAATAATCAAACATTTTATTGTTTCCATAAAACACACGGATATGATTTTTCTTAATCTCCGTGTAAGACAAACCGTAGTAATCCAGTATCTGGTAGAATTTGTCCATGGGGGTAAAATTACACTTCATATTTTACATATTTTTTTAGTTGTTTATGCAACGATTTCATATACTCTATTATTGTATCCGAATTAGAGTCTGAAAAGTCAACATCTTTTACGCTTTTCAACTTTAACCCATACACTGAAATAACAATAACTTCTATGATGTTATGTTCTCTATCTTCACGGTATAACACATCTTGAATGCTAGATGTATTAATGATGGGAAAGTTATCAACTTTTATTAAAGATTTATATTTACCTAGCATTGTTGGCGTTATTGACGTTATATCGTTTTCTACAAAATCAAAAAACATATTCTCGTCATCTCCGCAATCTACTGTTTCAAGAAACATACGGATAACTTCCCACTCTGATTTCACGTGAAAAGTATTATCTGACTTGTCTACAAAGATGCCATCACCAAATCCATCCAACGATTTTTCGGAAGCGGTGTACTCTAACCGTTCAAGTCTGTTTCTTATGTCGCTTGAATCCTTTCTAATCAATACCTTCATGAAAAATATTACGTTTAATTACTATTGTCGATTGCTTCGGTAGGCTAACCTGTTCACTGTTTTCCTTGTTGGTCAAGATATATCTTTCCCCGGTATCACTAAACAGGAAATTATCTTTTACAAAGGGTATTTTCTTTCCATCATACCCTACAATAAAGCAGTTTTGAAAAATTTCTAGTAGAATCATTGTTTTATCACTTTTACGGTTACTAAAATCGGGGGAACGCTTTCCCCCTAAACTTTTATTATAGTATGCTTGCTTCTACACTCAAACATGATGCAAATATAATCAATAAAATGATATACTATCAAACATTGTGAGCTACTCACGCCTAAAGGCATGAGCTTCTTCCTGTTTCTTCCTGTCATTGCTTTTTATGACAGTCCACAGGCTTAACTTTCCCACGCTCCGTGGGTAGGGCTTTTAAACCAAAAGAATGTATAAACAAAAACGCTATCATCCCCTGCCTTAAGACAGGGGAATTCCCGCTTAATTCTTAAACTGTCGCATAAATAAAAAAAAAGAAGCAGAGATCTCTTCAACTTGCGACAGTTATACATTAGACTTATGAAAAATGTATGAAGAAACCTCTGCTTATATTTTAGGTAGCAGCTATCATTATAAAACAAAAAAGTCCAAAAACTATCGCACCGCAAAGATACATAAAGTTTTTATAATACCAAAAAAAATCATTATTTTTGCAAAACAATTAAAATGAGTAATATATGGCAAAGAAAGTGATTAGGGTGAATGTTAAATCACCTAAAGTAACATCAAATAAAAAGCATCTCCCATAAAGGTCAAGATAAACATGAAAAATACGGGAGGAACACAAGCTATGGGTAAAAAATAGATTATTAATTAATAAAAAGATAATTTATTTTCTTTCCATTTTTTAGCTTTCAACAAACCTATACGGACAGCTTCATTGTTATTCCATTTAAAAATGTCACACATAAGAGATATATATTCATGGATCTTATCTCTATACAACAGTTGTTCTTCTGTTGCGTGTTGCCAATCTGTTATTATACCACATTCCTCTTTTATCATAGTACACAATAAAGACATCGCTTTTGAGAACTGGCTTTTATTTGAACAATTATTATATAATGCACCAGTCATTTCTTTAAATGAATCACCGCTATCATTACGATATTCAAGAAGTTTGTCAAACAACCATTCATATACTTCAACTTTCAACTTTGGATTTATCGCCAAAGCCAAATCCAAGAATAAAAAAGGATGAACCCATGTATGATGTCCTCTACCCCTTCCACTGATAATAGCAGTACCATATTTTTTTTCTAACTCTACAATAAACTCTCTTGTATTATTGCTTTGCCGCCATTCATGCCATGAAAACAAAGATTTACCATTTTTTAAAAGCCAATTATTACCAGCTTTAATCAAATCCGTAGCAGAATACATTCCACTATCAGAAACAGTTATTTTTTGACCAAAAATAGATGTATCCATATCAATAAGTTTTATATAACTCGAAATTATTATCCATAATACATTTATAGACTATGCCAATAAACTTTCCAATATTAACCTTGTTGTCTATTCTAATGACCTTATACCCCTTGCCTATTAAAAAGTTGGTTCTATTGATTTCATCAATTGTATCATATCCAATATGCCTGTTTTCATCTATTTCAACTATAATGGATTTATTAATTAAAATATCAACACAATATGGCTCTATAGGATACTGCCTTTCTATCGTAAAATTAATTCCAGATGATTCCATAAATGATTTCAATTCAAAGAAAAACTCACTTTCGTCTATTTTTCTCAAAGATATATCAGAATCAGAAACTAATCCTTGGACAAAAAGCTCGTGTATAAAAAACTTTTTCTCGAACAAAGAAAGCCTATAAGACTTAGATAACCATTCTTTAATACATTCTCCATTAACAAGGACACAACTTCCTCTTCCTTTTTTACTAGGACGAATTATGTTATCTTGATTAAGACTGTTTAATTCAGTATGTTTAAAAGAATTACTTCCTATAAACACATTAAAAACAGACGATTTAAACCATCCATCTCTAACACTTTCTACTTTTACATTATTAAATATATATTCCATATCTTCTTTTTTATGCAAAGATATGGAATATACACAAATAAACAAAACAAAAAGGGTATTTATTTATCCATAAACAAACCACCATTAGAACGGCAAAATGTATATTATTTCATAAAACGACATCCTTCACTAATGGTTTGATGTATGTGCACTTTCCTATCTCCATACCTTTGATGTAAGTATAATGCAATAAAGAATCCAACAGTAACAAAACCAATGGATGTATAATATATTGCATTAACCAAATGTGCATCCTCAAACACCACATTATTAAATACAATATCCAATATTGCGTATATAAACATTTCAATGACAAATACTCTATGGTATATACAAAATAAAAATACCTTTGACAACACATAAAACAATATTGCATTAAACAGTTTGGCGTTAAAGAATATGGTAAGGTACTTGTCCGAAAACGGAGTGGCATACTGAATATACTCCAATGTGTCACCATCATAATATTCAATGATATCACCTGTTCCAACAGAGTGTATAACCTCACACTGATGGACAAGTATAGCAATACAGAACAATATAGGATAACATCTTATCACCCAAATAAGAAACGTCCTGTAGAAATTGTTCAAACTTTCCTCTAGCATTTTGTCTTTCATCTGACCCTTCTAGCTAAATTTCTAATAATATCTTCTTTCGTTCTCCCTTTCAACAGGCTAAGATCTATTGTTGCAGAACCCACCTTTACGCACCCATCAGATATGTATTGCTGAACACGTTCGTTCACAAGATAGTCAGCACCAAGCATGTCCAATTTAGACAGTCCTTTTACATCATTGCTCCTGCTTAGTATAAATCCACCTACTGTTCTCCATATACGCCTGTATTGGCTTATTCCGTCCTTTACAGGCATGATTATGTCGTTTTCAAATAAGGGTATTCCGTTCATGTCAAACACGCCTGTAAACCATTCTACAACGCAACCACTGCTATCTCTTACACGCCCATAAGCATCTATGGATACATCGTCAATAAGAAGTTCATATCGCCCCGTTACTCCATTAAAAATACGGAGTAACGGGAAATTAATGTCACTACTGTTCATTTCTTTTCAATTTATTCAAAACACGTTCATCTCTTTTGAAATCTTCCCCGATTTGCTTCTTGCTTTCAATGATCTGCTCTACAAGCATTATGCACTCATTTCTTATCTCTTCGGTTTCGTTATAACCGCAAGCCTTGTCAACTAGTCTTTCGATGTTTGACTTGGTATTAGAAAGCTGTTTGCAGAGAATTTTTAATCGGAAATAACAAAAATCAATTGTTGCTATCTGCTCTATTCTTCCCATTTTTTTTAATTATTTCAAGACACTCCTTTAATCCATCATCAAAACCATGCTTGTACCCCTTAGCGTATTCTCCAATGTTATACACCGCCATTGCAAATACAAACAGAATAATACCTAAAGCCTTATGCCAACCGGGCAGCGATATGGAAAACGGTTTGAATGTAATTGTTAGATCTCCAACCCATAATAGGGCGATAATACATATTATTGTAAATATAATTGTTTTCATAATCATATAAGTTTTAATGCTTCCTGTAAACCTGCTTCCAGTGCTTCCTCGTAGGTATTATAACGGAAAATAGGTCTGTCAGACAATCCTATCAAGTCATGGGTAGGTATTGTCAGAATATCGTAAAGCCAATAGTTTTCATACATATAAGATATTCCGATATGCAGGTTTTTGGTTTCACGTAGCCACTTTTGGGCAATGGATTGCGGAGGAAATTCTATATATGTAAACATCCCTTTCTCTTTCAGCATCTTTGCTGTTTCTAATGTTACAAGTTCTTCGGTCATAATTTTATTCTCCTTTCAATTTCTTTATTAGCGCATCAGCGAAACCAAGGCTCCATTCTACTGTCATATTTAAACTAGCATTCATTACCTGTTCATGTGAATTGCTGCAAAATCCTTGCATGGCAGCTTTCGCTAGTTCATATCGCCTCTGTTCCCAGTCGATAGCTGAAAAATCAAGTTCGCATTCTCTGTAAACCATGTTATCACACACATATAAATAATCTTTGCTATGTTGAGAGTTGATGTTTAATTGGGGAGTTACATCCACCAAAACCCCTGTTGATTTTACTCTTGCTTTCATATTTAAAATTCTGATTTAATAATAGTACCAAATGAACGATACCTACGCCAAACCATATTTCCACGTTGAATACTAGTAATCCAATCACAAGCCTTAAAAACTTGTCCTACATTATATAGGAATGGTCGTTTTTGTATTTTTCTTTTTATTCTTGCTTTCATATTTAATCGAAATACATTACTTTCTTACCTATACATACTTTGAACCTTGAAAAACATTCGCTATATTGTATGATATTGTTAGGATTATATTTGTTAACAAAACATCCAGTACGTTTATGGTATCTGACACAAGCGTTTTCAGGAGATTTAGCCAATACCTCTTTTTCATCTATAAAATCAGAAAACAAATCATCTCTGTGTGATACCTTATACCACTTAACTTGGTTTCTTATCTTTTTAAAATACTTTGCTTTCATTGTTCCTCCTTTGTTTTAAAATATTCAATCAATTCGTTTACGGTAGCGTAATGAACATTCTTGACAAGGAATTTTGTTCCCAGGCGACAATACATGAAGCATTCCGTCTTTTATTATTCCGTTCCTTATTTTACTCATAGCGTATTATCCTTTCTTTAACTCCAGTAGTGCTACCACAGGAAGGACATTGGATAAATATTACATTATATCCTTCTCTTTGGTCAAAAAGCTCACTGTCTATATCCGATTTCTCAAACTCAAATTCACATCCATATCTGTCACAACGCCGGAAGTAAATCGGATTTTTCTTATTAGCTTCTTTAATAATCTTTATTGCCATAGCTAATCTTCTTTATATTTTGATTCATCAATTACAACACTCCTAATATTTCTTTCGCCAAATGTTTTATAAGTCAACGTTCCTCCATAAAACTTTATGGTATCTCCCTTAACAGTAATAACCATTCCACCTTTTAATCTATGTTCCATATCACCTTTACAAGATAACATCGTGGTTGCCATAAGTATAATTAATATAAACCTCATAATCAATCTCCTTTCTCTTTAATCCGTTCAAGTACATCCTTGTTGGCTTCAAGTATATTATCGAAAGTTTTTGTAGGTGTATTTGCAGATGTAAATGTATTTTCGTAATTGTTATTTCCGCAATACAAACACATTTGTGTAAAAGGTGAATATACCCTTCCACACTTCGGACAAATCCATCCTTGCTGTCCGAACATTCTATTAAAGTTTACTTCATTCATAATTACTCGGTTATTGGTTCATCAATCGGCATCCAGTGGGTTATACCCTTATCTTCAACCCAACCATTGGAGAGCCTCCACATGCCTTCGTTATATCCTTTATCTCTCCGCAGCCATCCTATGACATAATGCCGGATGGAGTTCTTATCATAAAGAAGAACTTCCTTGTTTGGTTCCGGCAACCGTTCCTTAACGCTTATCCAAGGCGATTGCCTTGCCTGCCATTTCGCACCTTGAACGAAATTCATCTCTCCAAACTTTGCCAAATCTTTACCAAACAAAGTTCTGTCAACTGTCCTGTGATTAAACAGGATATTTTCACTTGCCGCTTCTTCTACTGTTTGTTTCATATCAAAATACTATTTTAAAATCTTTACCTTTCAATGTAGGAAGCCTGTCGGTAACAAACTTCTCCAATTCCTGTTCGTCTATCGGAAACAACGGGCAATATTGGTATCTGAACGTATGTACAAACCGCCCGTCAAGCATCACATCAAAAACCAGTGTTTTCATATCTTGTTCACTTTTGTCCATAAACTAAACTCGGTATAGAGATATTTCCATTTATCCCTGTAACGGTATTTGTCATTTGGGTATTGGCAACGGACACAGTAATCCGTCTTATATAATACTTCATATATCACACCCCTGTGTTCAAACAGTTCGTGACTATCAAGGGTTCCTACTTCTACCTTCTTCATGACCTTGTACCAATTCTATTACAACATTTTCGAGATTAACATACAAGTTTACTTTAGATACACTTCCATCTTTGTTTATCTTTTTAAACAATGGTTCGATATCGCACAGGTAACTGACATCATAACCCACAATATAGGCATACTGTTTTGTTTCAGGAACGGTGACACCTGTCAAATCATGCAAACTCGTATATACTGATGCAGGGGTGGTGATACAAACCTTGCTTCCGATAGGATACTTCACATTGGATTCAATGTACTCCTTCTTTAATTTTATCATTTCGTTATTCAATTCTCTTATCTTTGAATTGATAATTTCTTTCTTTGATTTAAATTCTTCTTTAGTCATATACATATACACACATAATTAACATTCAGACAAAATCTGTAACACAATAAGCCATACAATGACAATCATCAATCGTCCAACATATTTCCACATATAGCTTTCATTATCATAGCAAAAACAATTCCAAAAAGCATAAAATCACTCCTTTCTAATATTATTGTCCACCCACCTCATTGCTCCCTTTAACGCATCAGTTGTAGACCTGTAAAACATATCTACAAAGAGATCCATCCGTTCACCTTTTGAACCTCTCTTTATTATCCGGTACATGAAGTCTTTTTCTCCTGTGACCTCTATTGTACAGCCCTTATAATATGCTACGTATTTCTTTCTCATACGGCAAAGATATAGTTTATTGGTTTTCCAACAACTTTTTATTAACCTTTATTAATCGTTTTTCCCAGTCGTTCAGATTATCACCCGTCTTAATTTTCTCCATAACCGAAGCTATGTCAAAAGATTTACATTTTTCATACAGATCACTCATTGTCGTTCCTTGTATGATAACTCCGTTCTTTTCCCCGGAAAAATATCCGTCAACACTCTCTATCACATCCCATTTCCGTCCTTCCAGGATAGCTTGTTTATTGTTCGTTCCCATTATATTTAGCTATTATATTATTCATTTCATTGTTCTTGGCTTCCGTAAGACCTAATTCGGATATATTTTGAAGCGCAATCTCACATTGTTGACTAATGTATGAGATTTCATTGACATCAATATCACGGTTATCGTATATAAACGCTTTCCCTAGCTTAACAGCAAGACCTTGACATATATTCCCGGCAACTTTTTCAGCCGCTATAATGTTAAAACAAATAATTTGCTTAATACTTAGCTGATTGCTCGTTCCCATATTCTTTTGTTTTTAAGTTAGTAATCAAGTTCATTTGAAAGTATTGTGTACTTGTTGATACTATCTCTGTATGATTCAAATAACGGACAATCTTTCAACATAGTAATTTAATGCGAAAGAATACTTTTTCTTTAGTTCATTCTTACTTTGTTGTTTATCGAAGTATTCACTACATGATGATAGGCTTAATGATAATAAAGCCAAAATTTCAATTCGTTTCATAATGATTATTTTTAAATCAAATGATACTTACAAGTTTTTCAAATGAATACACCCCACGAAGTTTGCCTAATTCTTCTTTATGCCGTAATGTAACACGCCACGGGTAAATTATTTCATTATTTATATTCATTTCTGGATAACTTTCTTTATCCCCTTTGAACTCCATCAGTTTAACGCAATAGTTGTTGAATAGTATTTGCGCCTGTCTGTCAGTAGCTAACAACTTGAATGTACTTTCCATGTCTTTTTATTTTTAAGTTAATAAATAGTTCCCGGCGGCGGTGGCGATCCGCTTGTTGTTCTCCACGCCGGGATAGTTGGTTATTTAAATACATGATCAATGAATACCGTATTCGTTTGCCATTGCCCTCTATGTTTAAAAACAAAATATCCGCGTATGGTTGCCGTTTCTTTCATCTCGTTTGCAAAGTCATAGGCCGCTTGTTGATTTTTGCCGAACTCCTTATTTATTGTTCCGCTGTTATTGCTCACCCTATAACGTAGCTTTGCAGGAGTTTTCGCCTTATCTGTAATAATATTCATATCTTTTCGTTTTTAAGTTATTAATTAGTTCCCGGTAATAGTATCGCTCTATTCGTTGTTCTCCATACCGGGCAATCCTATTTATCTTAATTCCCTAAATGACAGGCTTAACAAATCAGCCCAGTTCTTTGCGTATCTCTCTCTCATTTGTTCATATGATACGGTTACAATGTTTCCAGCAACTAACAAATTGCGTAAAATGCTATCTAAATTATTGTATATTTTTATAAAAATCACAATACATACCGTACAGATCTATTATATCTGAATCGGTTAGCATTCTCTTTAAAACTCTTATTACTTTCATTACTCGTTCAAATATGCTTTTGGTAATAATGGGAAAACTCTTAACACTTCATCAAAACGCACGTTCCCAAACTTTTCGATATATACGGAAAAATAACGTTCACTCCGCCTACGATCAATAGTTATGCAGCTAGGTACGTCCTTTGGATTTAACGTTTTATAGTCGTTTGCGTGCTCTTTTACAAACTTAATCAATTCGGGCGTTATTATGTACATTTTGATTATGTTTTGTGTCCTGGTGCCGTTATAATACGCTCGTTTAACCTGTTTTTCGGGTAACTTGTGCCCGTCATAGCTTTTCCAAAACTTGATATTTTCCTTGATAAGATCCAATGTATCAATACTTCTACAGGCTTTAAACGCTCCTATCTGAATACTTTCGTTTTCAAGGATAGGATATAATTCTTTTTGTAAGTTTTGTTTTTTCATTGTAATAATATTTATTTAGATAATTCATTTATCGAATTGTACGGGCGACCTGATATACCGCCGCTAAAACTAGGTAAGTTCCGCCAATACGTCCGTATTATATACTGGTAACTGTTTTGAGTATCTGATACGTCCGTCTAGGGGTGTTTCCGTGATAGTTAGCCCTAGTAGCTTGTATAGTGGTGCACCTATAACGGCTTTTTCGAGTTCCTGTATTTCCTTGTATCTTTCCGATCCAGTTTGCATTCCGTTCGGACCGTGGTAAAACTGTTTAAAAAACTAGTGATCCTTATGCCTTAATATACAACGGTATGTTATATCTTCTATTGTTGCTCTATACGATTTACATATATATGGGTAATATATCGGTATTGATTGATATCTTTCAATAGAAGGCTTTATTTTGCCATCTATTTGCGTTTCTGAATGGAGTATTGCACACATTCTAAAATATATTCGGCATGTTCCCGGGCCGCTTCCTGTTTTTCCTGTCTGGTGGGTATTATTCCGTCGTACTTGTATAACAGTTTGGCGGCCTCTCTGATTATCGTTTTCATCGCGCTGCAATTGGCAAGGCATTCTACCTGTGGCTGTATGCCTTTGTTTGCTTTTTTGATCACACAGCTTTGCAACCATGATGTAATATTGTATATCTCACTTGTATTACGTATATACATTGCAAGTAAATTAGGTATGTCGTTTCTTCTTTCCATAATGTTACGTTTTTAATTGTTATTGTTTTGTTTCTGTTTTTCTACATAGTCGGTTACTCGTATGGATAGGTACAAGCAACCTAATAATATTAATGTTTCGATCATAGTTATTTACTTTTGATTTTTTCAAACTCTATAGTCATTATCACTTTCAAAACACATATAACCGCCAAAAACCTTGACTATTCTTGCGGGGGTAAACGGGCAATTTTTAATCGCCCGATACCGTGTTTCAACTTGTGCAAAAAACGTTCTCATTGTTATTTTAATTTAATTGTTTATTATTTTACTTAATTCACGTGCAAAACGCTTAATCATTCTTTTGCGTTGACTAAAATCGTAATTATAATACAATTTTTCCCACCGTTCGCACACTTTGCGCGCATTTTTGTTTTTTGTCCCAAATGGTGCATAGCCCGTGCAAATAGCTATATTATTATACGGTGCAGGTAATTCGAAAACATTAGCGGCCCATCCTTCTACACGTTCGGTATGTCCGACTTTTGTAAGGTAATTTTGTATGTACTGTATTTCGCAATATCCTAATAATATTACATTTTCTTTGCCATAAATACGGTATATTTCTTTTCTTGTTGTTTTCATAATTCTATAAATATTTAAATTGTTCGTTATTCGTTTTATTCTTCTTCTTCTTCTATTTCGTCCAGAGCCTTCGAAATTGCTTGACCTAACAGATAACAACGTATTGTAACGTCGCACGCTTCTGCACCACGGTCCAAATAACTCATATCATATCCGAATTCCGTTAACGCTTCCCCTAACAGATCCCAATTGTGACATAGGTATTCCTCAGCCGTCCACGCGTTGTTACTACTATATTGTTTTCGTTGATATAGTTTAAAACGTCCCCTTTAATTGCTTCAAAATAATCGTATCTTTCCATAATTGTAATATTTAATCGTTAATAATGTTTATTGTACTCTGTATTAATACGGGCTTGTAACCGTTACCAACCACACCAGGCAGGATGGTAGCTACATTACAATATGCGCGTATCGTATGTTTTTACGGCTTATATTAACTTATCCGTGCATAACAGACAAGTATTAAGGCTTATGTATAGGATACATATACGCACATACATTATATTATATTAGGGATGTTAATCGCATATCGCACTAAGTTACTATCTCCATTATCAAGTAAGACCCGTGCCTCTGCATCGTGGCTAACAATACCGCTGTTTATATTCCGCTTATTCCCTGGTTTGCGGATCTGTACTATACTGTCACTATAGCAAGCTGTTTCAGTACGTCAAGTATCTCTTTGTCCTTCCGACACTGCAAACATACGGCGTTTTTGATTAGGTTGTATATTTCATTAACATTCATTATAAATTAAGCCCGTTTTTTCCAAAATCAATACTGTTTATATACATATTTTAAATTAATATTGCATAATATTAATAGATCCGACCATGCAAGACCTATTTTAGCTTAATATTATGTTTAATTTCAAGATTTTTCAATGTTAATTTGTGTTAAATTTGGTTGTAAGCGTCTGAGCGTGAGGAAATTACGAAATATTCGTAGATGCCATTGTCAAGATATTTTATTTGTAAAGATTTCGAAATTCGATTCTCGTAGAAAAGAATTCTTTTTTATTTACAAACGATATTTTTCCGGGTGTTTGATAACACGTAATTGCCTGTAAATAAGTGGCATACCCCCTCTCTGGAGTTTTCACGGTGAGTGTGTCGCTCCCGATAAATTTTTTTCTGAAAATTTTTTTTCCCCAAATTTTGCTCGGATGGCTGATTTTGCGTTTTGGTGGTGTATTTTCGGTAGTTTTCAACAAAATTGGATAAATCTTTACATAAAAAGTTACGAAAATCGTAGGCTTTTTGGTGTGTTTCGTAGGTATGGTTGCATTTTTTATGTCTTTTTTTGCAGTATAAGTTATTGGTTTACAGTATTCTTCGTTGATTTCGTCGTTTTGATATGTATCTATACTAAATTACGTATGCAATTTTGGTGTCTGTATGTATGTGTGTTGTATATGTAATGTACGTGCATGTGTATTGTAATAGAGTATGTAAGGTGTACGTGTATGTATGTGTTGTAAATATATATTACTTTTAACATTTAATATGCAAATTAATAGAGAATTTTTTTTTTACGATTAACGATTCAATTTTTTTTGACAAGACTAAACAGCTTATTTTCAGTAACTTATCCTCTAATTTGCGCGAGTTTTTTGACAAGTGTTGAAAAACGAAGAGTTTACGAAGTCTACGAAAAATCAACGAATTTCGTATGTTTTTTACGAATTTCTCCGAATCAATTAGTTGCATATGCAACTATCGGTGTTGAGATTTTTTATTTTATGTTAAATTAAGTCAATTTTACATTTCTTAACGTAGAAAATAATAAGTAGATAAAAAATTATAGTTAAATCATTTTAACTAAAATGAGAAAAATTATTACAAAATTAAAAAATAACAACAATCAATATTTTTTACTTTTCCTATTCAAAGCATACTGTGGACGTGAAAGTAAAAAATCTTGTGTAAAGAAAGATAAACTATCTTCCTTGACACGTATTTGTTAATCACATAAACATTTGTAGTTAATTAATTTAACTACTAGTTTTCGTATTGTTTTTTGCGCTATATTTGCAGGTAAAATCAAGTAAAATATGGAAGAAGAAATAGAGATTAAACTTAGGTTGCCCGAATCAAGGCGTGTCGTATGCCTGTCCGATGCAATGCCCGACAGGGAGAGGTGGTTTAAGGGAATGAGGGTACAGACGCATCTTTTCGGGTGGGTTACGCTCGTCAACGTTGCGGACAGGCAGTGTTTCCTCAAACTTGACGAGCCGTTGAAGGACGGTACTAGGACGGTTCTTGTGTCGGAAGCGTCATTCATAAGACGTGTGCCAGTACCTTTAACTGCAAAGTCTATGGCTGCACAGGTCGCTGGTGTCAGCGTGGAGGGTGAGGTGCTGGAGTACGAGAGGAAGATGAAGGGAAAATGGGAGAAGGAGAGGAAGCGTATAGCGGAGATATGCTCTAGATACGGGTATGTGATGCCTTCCGAGTGGAAACGGTCGTTGCGCAGATTCGCTTCGTGGTGCGAGGACCAGGTAAGACAGTACGGGCATATCGTGGATGCAGACTACCTTATGCGCCATGATACGTCCGTTGTTGGCGGAAGGAGCGTGGATGATCTAAGGTTCGTGCCAGATGTGGATATGGTGGATGGGACCGGGGCGAACGGGAAGCCTTCCGCCGCTCGCGTTTCACGGTGTGCGCTCATGCCTGGAAGCATCGTCACCGCCATACGCAATGCAGGGAACGAGATGGACAAGTCGGTGTCGTTGTGGCGGAACAGCTACTTCGTGAAGATGAGGCGTTTCGGGTACACGTTCAATACCTGCTGTGACGGGGCAAGGACACATGACGATGCGTTCACGTGGTTCAAGGACATTACCATACAGTACATGGCTGACCTTATAGAGTATTACGGGATAAGACGTGATTCCATCGTGTGCAGGAAACTGGAGCACATCGCGGACGTTTACTCTTCCCTTGATGATATGGACGCACGCCCTGATATATCAACGGACGATTATGACCTGTATCCCGTTGTAATGTTCGGGAAGGTTGTGGACCGGGAGAAATCGGTAGAATCGGTAGAGAAAGGAGGGGAAAATGACTGTCGCTGAATCTGCAAAGGCTTCTTATGAATACATCCTTGATTCCGTTATGGGCAAGCTGGCGGACAAGGGTGGTGGTCGTGGCTTCCGTAAAGCAAGGGATGAAGGCGAGTGGAAGCGTTCCATATCCGCTATGGTCGAGATGGATATAGCTGATGCATGCAGGGAGTGCAATTTCAGACGCCACAGGAGCGGTTCCATCATGGCTTTTGACGGTAAGATATTCGTTCCCATGATGAAGGAGGATCTGATGCGCCTGTGTATGGATTTGTGCCGCATAAACGGTCTTAGCGAACTGTACATGACCGATACGAGCGAGCGTTTCTACCGTACCATTGTGAAGAACGTGACGCATGAGATATTCAATCCCAAGCGTAACTTCATCACGTTTGACAATTGTGTCCTTGACACGGAAACGATGGAAACGTTCGATTTCTCGCCCATGATAGAATCGTGCATACGTATCAATATCAATTATGACCCGTTGGCGCGCAGCCCGTTGTGGGAGAAGTTCCTGGACGATGTGATTCCTGTGAAGGACACACAGGATGCCTTGCAGGAGTTTGTGGGGTGTGCCTTTGTTGACAGGAAGAAGATCAAGATGGAGAAGATGTGTTACCTTCTCGGTTGTGGTAGTAACGGTAAGTCGGTGTTCTTTGACGCTGTTGTCAATGCCCTAGGGAAAGACAATGTGTCGTATATGGAGATGGCTGACCTGTCGGGTGACAAGTCTACGTGCGAGTACAATATAGCTATGATAAACGGGAAGCTGCTCAACTATGCTTCCGAGATGGGTGGAAAGGATGTGAGCGGTGGAAAATACAAGAAGTTCATTTCTGGTGAGCCTACTATGGCGCGCCTTCCGTTCGGTGAGCCTTTCCTTGCCGACATGATGCCGCCTTTCATGGCCAACCTTAACAAGATGCCTTCCGTTTCGGACCAGACTTATGGTCATTTCAGACGCTCCCTTGTCATTCCGTTCTATCGTGTGTTCAAGGAATCGGAGCAAGACAGGTCGCTTCCGTTGAAGCTGTCAAAGGAATCGGCAGCTATTATCAACTGGATAATAGAGGGTACAAGACGGTTTGTGAAGAACAAGGGTGAGTTTACGAAAAGCTATACGATAGAATCCGTTACGGAGAATGCTAGACGTGATTCCAACAGTGTCCTGTCGTATCTTTACGATTCGGGGTATGATTCTTCGGGAGATATTGAGGAATCGGCTATCCGTGACCGTGACCTGTATGTGAAATACATAGCATACTGCAATGACTGTGGCGTTAGACCTTACAGCAAGAGAAAGATGGTTGACATGATACGCCAGGAAGGCTATTCCGTCACTTCCGCGTGGGATGAGAACAGGAACAGGCTGTTTCAGGTTGTCCTAAGACGGAAGTATAATCCTGACGAATACCTTCTGCAACAGGCTGATGATATAATGAAGGAGGATTTGCCGTTCTAAATTTTGCAGTTTTAAAAAAAATACTTAGTTTTGTAGCGTCAAATCAATCATGGGAGAGGCAAACTCCTGTGACTTCAATCATTGGAGTTATTTTTTTGCCATGACATATTGTAGTAGTAAAGATTAAGATATTGCGCCTACCGAGTGGAGATACGGAAACGCCTCCGAAATAAACCCTATGGTTGATTTGACAGCTCGTAGTAGGCGCACTTTTTTATTGTTATGAATGAACTAGTTTTTAAAGGTCAGAATGACCAAGTTTTAACTAATAGTATAAAAGAATTTATAATGACAATGTTCCCAAGTTGTGTAGGAAATATAGAGTTTCGTGAAAACGATTATGGGAAATATATGCTTTACGAAGATGGTACTATATATAACCAGCTTACATTAGCTAATGCACTTATTGAATATGCTTGGGTGTACGATTTTGATAAAGCGACAGAAGTAAATAAATTTCTTTTTGGAAATTGTGAATTATTGTATTATGCCATATTTACTACTATGGCAGAAGTATTAAAACTCCCAAGAAAAAAATCCTTTGATAGATGCACGTACTTGATGAAAGATAAAGTTACTGGGTTAGTAAAAATAGGTTCTACGTCTGATATTAAAACGAGATATCGAACGCTTTCGTGCGGAAATCATAATTTATTAGTCATTGCAACTATTGACGAAAATATAGAAAATGAGCTACATTGTAGATTTTCAAATAAAAAAGTAAAAGGAGAATTTTATTCAATTGACGAAAATGAAATATTATCAATAATAAAAGAATACGGTTTCTCTACTTATTTAAAACCTTTCCGAGAATACAATAACGATTAAAGATTATTTAACCGTTATTGTTTTTACCATATTGCTTTAATATGTATTTTTGCTGAAAAATTTTATTGTATATGGATAATAAAGAGATTGTTTTATTTGATAGAAGTATTCGTGTTACTTCTGATTGGTATGTATGTGTGTCTGATGCCCAGTGTGCGATAAATGAAGCTCGTAACAGGGCTGGTTTGAAAAGATATAATTTCAGCCAGTGGTTAAAGACGCTTTATGTAAGTGATATGGTTTCCAGTATTAATGAGAGCGGCAAGGATGCTTTCAAGGTTGAGTTTGATAATAATTCGGGTAAGATAGAGCAGTATTGTCATTTTGGTGTGTTTGTTAATATGATTTTGTCTGCAAGCCCTGTTAGTGGTGTGCTGGACAATGAGGATTGGTTTAATGATTACGTTTGTGATGTATATTCCATTGACGATCATGTTTATGAACACGCCAAGATACTTGCCGTTGGCGGTTTGTGGCGTTATACGACAAAGAATGCCAGGTTTAGTGATGATATCCGTATGATGGATGATATCATGCATTCCGTTCCCGATGGTTACAAGAATGCCGTGTATAGCCTGTTTTTTGATTTGCTAGGTACGTTTTATTACAATTGGGAGTTTGCGTTGCGTTATGCAAAGAAACTTCTTTTAGGGGAGGTTGAGGAATGATTATGAGATATTTTGTTCGTTTTGTCATGTTTCTTATATACATTGACATTGTTTTTGTTCTTCTTGTGTTTATGGTTCCTACTGAGATGATGTACAGATGGAGTGACGGTAAAAAACCTTACGGGTATGTTTCATGCCTGTCAAGTTCATTGGGGTATCCTGATGGTTATCGTTATACGTTGAGTGATTTCTTTAGGGATTTGAAACAGGGATGGCGTAATTTCAAGTAGCATGGGTTCCATTGATTATGAATATATATTTGCCAATCTTGATACCGTGCTTGGGCTTCCTTTAAGGCGTAGGGGTAAGCGGTGGACGTTGCCTGCCCGGATAAATCTGGAGAGCCATAGCAGGAAAGACAAGCTGGTTTTCTATATGAACAAGTCGGGCAGTATTACCGTTACCGAGCAGGGAGGTGATTCTGTCAACCTATTTGATTTTCTCGTGTCTTATCTTCCCGGTTGCAGTAGTGCTTCTGATGCTTTTAGGATTCTGTCAAGCCAGGAAGGTTGCAGGATGAGTTTGAAGGATTTTTACGAGAGGGAGTATGATTCGGGTAGACAGGAATCAAGGTTTGTTGATGTGAAGTATGTTGACAGGCTTAGCGATGCCGGGCATTGGAAGGGTAATAACCTGTACGAGTACCTTTCAGGTGTTTTCGGTGTTGATTCCGTTAATGATGTATTTTCAAGGTATAAGGTAGGATGTCTTGGAAGGGAATCGGCTGTGTTCTGGTATTCTGATAAGGATGGTAACGTATGTCATGATAACAGGATAAGATATGGGGTGAATGGTCACAGGAAGAAGGAAACCCATGCTTTCAGGAAGTTTACTACGGGCGAAGGGTTTACCTATCGCGGCTATTTTAAGCCGTTTTTAGGGGAGTATTGTAACAACGCTATAACTTGTATGGTCGAATCGGAGAAGACCGCCCTGATAGCCTCTATGGCTTTCGGAAACGGTTTTATATGGACAGCTTGTGGCGGAATGAACCAGCTTGGAAATAAATTGCCAAAAAATGTTATTTTGTTCCCCGACTTTGATAATAAAGCTATATCTTTGTGGGGTGACAAAGGACGTGTGGCGAGATGGTGGGAATACCCTAGCCTGTCTTTTGGATTGAAGCATAACGATGATATCGGAGATGCTGTTATTAATAACTTGAATAGTATTAACGTTAAACAATTTAGGAAATGGATATTGGAATAGGAATTGATTTTAAGGAAAATCTTCTTTCATTGCGTAATTATATCTCTTTGGGATTTAGTTGTGATGATATTGATTTCAAGAACGCAGCTATTGCTTCCATTGATAGAATGATGGAAGAAGTATTGGATGAGCATGATGTGAATTTCTTTGACGCATTGCAGAATGTTATTGACAACCTTGATGAGATTAATACAGTGGATAATGTTCACGGTATTTGCTGTGAATTTTATCATGTGATGGATGAGAACGAGCGTGTAATGCACCGTGAGTTCTTTGAAAAGCTGAAAAAATATCGTGAAAGCAAGATTGAGCGTATTGTTCCTTTGAAGGAAAAAGACTGCATTGTCATGGGTAATAAGTATGTTGAATTAGGTAGCGGCAAAGAGTGTGTCGTTGACAGTGTTATCCACATGCTTGCCGATAATGACCGAATGATTAAAGATGCTGTTTTGTATGTAGACCATCTTGGTCAGCGCATAGCGTGTTCTGCTGATGAGTTTAGGAAAAAGTTTGGGGTGAGGAAATAAGGCGTGATAATTTTGTTTTAATCAATTTTATTATTATATTTGCATAATTAAAATTTGATAAAAATGAAAGATTGTGGTATTTATATGTTTTTGTATAAAAACTATTGTTATGTTGGTCAATCTATTAGAATTTCTAAAAGAATTGATGGTCATAAAAGGATGATTAAATCTAAAACTCATCCAAATATGGATAAAATATCAGACTATGATATTAATGATATTGAATTTTATATATTGGAAGAATGTAATCCATCCGATTTAAATAGAAGGGAAAAGTATTATTTTGACATTATGTCTAAAAAGTATGTAATGTTGAATAAAGCTAATTGTGGTATGTCTGGTGATCGTTTTTCTGATAGGTATTTTTTATTAGATAAAACTCCTTTTCTTGATTATGTTAATGGGGATTTTTATATTGATAATATTGTTATCGAAAAGAAAGACGGTCTATACTGTTTATCTCAATTGGTTGATTTTATTTTGGACAATAGCACATATTCCGTAAGTTTAAATAACATTATAAATACCAACGAATTTGCTGAACGTATATATGAATTATATAAGAATAAAGGTCTTGAGATTCCAGCAAAAAGATGTTTAGTAAAAAAAATGAAGGATTTAGGGATATATAAGTGTGTTGGTGCTAGGGGTAATAGAAAAATATTCTGTGATTTTGGTGTGTTTATTACTTTTGCTTATATGTCATGTCCTCCATTTGGAGCGTCTGTTTGTATGATTATTGGTAAAAATTTATAAGAACAAGCATGGCTAATAAAGGAGAGATAAGGATTGACGGTAAGGTGATGGGAAAGGATTACGGTAGGTATTTCTATTCTCCGCGTGGTAATATGTGGGCTGTCACCTTGTGTACGTATGACTGTGATGATGGTCGTATGTTTGAAAAAATAGAGTTGTATAGAACTAAGGATGAGGCTAGGGAAGCTGCATTCAGATTAAATACGGAGGAACACAATGGATAATACTAATTTAAGTGTAATAAAACTGCCTAACGGGTATATCTTGAATAAGATTGACGATTGTACTTACGAGTTGGTAAAGATTGACGATTTCAAGAAAGGAGATTTCCTGTTTGCTAAAAGCAGGACAGGACATGTCAAGGATTATGTATTTATCAACAATGGTGGTTTGAAAGCTAATTTCTTGTATGAGGACAAGAATACTCTTATCTGTAATTCAGAGTTTAACTTTTCTAACAACTATGATATATCAAAGGCTACTCTCGAACAGATTGATGCCATGAGAAGGCTTTTGTCCGAAAATCATTTCACCATTGTTGATGGTGAAGTTGTTCCAATTACAGATCCTGTTGTCGGCTTTGTTATTGTAAATGATGTGATTTTTCCTGCAAGCAAGATTTATAGAAGCAGGGAATGCGCTATGTATGATTTAAAGAGAAAAATAAAAAAATGAATCAAGTAAAATTCGTAAAATTAAGACGGGATGCAGTTCTTCCCGAAAAAAAAACTGATGGTGCTGCCGGGTATGATTTGTATATTCCTGACAACACGTTGATAAGAAAAGGTCGTAATCTGATTAAACTTGGTATAGCCATTCAGATGCCATCAAATATGAAGGCTATCATCAAGCCTCGAAGTGGATTTTCTCTGAAAGGTATTATTGGCGTTGACGGGAAGTATCATGACGCAGATGTGTTGGATGGTGTTATTGATTGTGACTATACAGGTTGTATCGGTGTTATAGTGAAGAGTTTTGAGAAAGATCCTTTCTATATTGCTGCCAAGGAGCGAATTGCTCAGCTTCTTTTCAGTAATTATATTGAGGTTGAATTTGTTGAGGTTGAAAGCCTTGATTCAACGGATAGGGGCGATGGAGGTTTTGGTTCCACAAATAATTTAGGCAAATGAGAAAAAAATTTTTATTATTTTTAGCTATTTTTTCAATAGTGTTATTGGGGTTGTGTAGTTGTTCCGATGATAAGGATGATGAATACAAGGATGCTATTATCGGTACATGGGAACTTGTTCAGGTAAAAGTGGATGGTAGATGGTATCCAATGATAAGACCTACTTACGCTAAGTTTAATCAGGATGGTACTTATGTAGGAAGGGGGTATTTTGGGAATGGTTACGGTACTTATGATATATCTGGTAAAATCATTACATGTTATGTTGATGGATATGAGTACGTAAGATACGAGGTTGTTGAACTGATGTCCAATACATGTACGTTGAAGATGATGATGGGAGGTGACAGTATGGATATTAAATGTGAAAAACGATGAAAACAAAAAAGATAAACAAGATTTACGACAAGGGTTATGATAGTGTGCTGAACAAGTATTTTATCTTAGCCATGTTTGTTGAGTTTGGTGAAACTAAATATGATCGTATTTTCTTTTCTGATAAGAAGGATGCGGATGACATAAAGGTAGGTGATTTGTTATGATTGGAGTTACGTTGAACAGCAGGGTGAAAATTATAAACCGTGATAAATACATTTCACTTCACGGTGAAGATTCTGTAAGCAAGTCAAATGTGTTCGGTAAATTTGTCACTGTTAAATACTGTTTTGAGAATGGTGAAAAGTTTCTTTGTGCGGATGACCAGGGTAAAGAGTATATTCTTTTCTCGGATTGTATTGCTTATGTTGATCATGTTAAAGAGAGAAGTATTCTTGATGAGGCAAAGGATATCCGCAACAACAGTAGGCAGTCTGACTATGGTGATGCTGTAGCCAATTTTGAAAACATTTCCAAGATGGCTTCTTTGATTACTGGAAAGGAATTATCTCCTTATGACTGTGTTGCTGTACAGATAGCTGTAAAGCTATGCAGACAGGGATTCCATAAAAAGCGTGACAATATGGTTGATTTGGCTAGCTACGCTGATATAATGCAATTGATAGTGGACAAGGAGAATGTGAAAAATGGGAAAAAAGGCTGACAACGCATTGATTTTTAGGAGAGTTCTAGCGGCAAGCGGACTCTCCGATACTGATGTTAACAGGAAAAGCAGAAAACATGATATTGTTATGAACCGTGCTCTTGTGTGCTGTGTCATGCGTGACATGGGTTTAAGTATGTCTGAAATTTCTGATTTTATATGTATTGACAGGAGTAGCATATACAATCTTTTAAAATATTCTTCTGAACTTGACGATAGAGTAAGGGAAATAAAATCAAAGATAAAGGAGGAAAGGTAATGGGTTTGAATAAAGGATGGGGTAAACTTCCCCTTAGTAACAATCTTCTTGTTGACGATGAAAAACAGAAGAAGATTGATATAGCAAAGCATATTGATGATGCGAATGAGATGGAGTTATGGGCTGCGTCCGCTTATGTCATAGATACCAATCCTGTCTTGTTTTACAAGGCTACACACGTTGTTGACGAGGGTATGTCAGAGCGTTCTTTGCTTATGAAAGCCAAGCAATGGGTGAACTCTCCAAGGATAACACAGATTGTCAATTATGCCAAATCTTCCATGCTTGCTTCCGATTATGTGACACCATCCATGAGGCGTGTATTGGAAGGTGAGAATAAGGAAAAGACAAAGACTTTGATAAACAAGGATAACCTTGAATTTGAAGATGCGATAAGCCTTATAGAAAGTTTCCTAAAGCGTTCTGATATAGATACTGCTGATTTTAAGGATGTGAAAGGTGCACTTGATATGCTTGCAAAGTTCAAAGGTTGGCTTTCTGATGATGATGCTGGTGAAGATTTCTACGACAAGACCACCATAGCGTTTTTCCCATACGATTGCGACAAGTGTGTCCGTGCCAAGGCAGGGTTATGCAACAAGTGTGTATATCATCGTGAATCAACAGGCGATCTTAGTGATGATGAACGTAAATGGATAAAGGAAAACGATACATGGAAAGGATAGTCTATGTCGGTAAGGAAAGCCACTAATTTGACGGTAAGGAATAAAGAAAGGGAAAGGCGTGTAAGGGAAATAGAGGAAGAGGGAGTATTTGATTATTACCATAAATTTACTCCTGTCCAGTTGTACAGGTACCTTTCGCCTCTATGTAGTATTGATGCGTTACGGGTATTACGTTTGTGCGTATTATCCGCACAGAGAGGAGATAATATGATAACGTTGAAGTTTATAAGGAGGCAACTGAAATATAAACCTAGGCGTTCTGTTTTTGATTCATTGATAAATGCCGGATTGATAATAGAACCAGTTCCTAATGTTTTTTCCTGTACGGTGAAGGTGAATGAGTATTCTCATATATTGAGCATGATGCGTATTGATGATAATGCTCCCGATGTTGTAGATGTGGATGATTTAAATTGTTACAAAGTTGTAGCAGAGGATAATATTAGTTACCGTGTCGTTAGCAAACGGGGGAGTGTTGTAAAGAGTTTCACTGAAAAGAGTGAAGCAAGCAATTATCTTGATAAACTGTATTTCCCTAAAGGTGAAGATGGTGACGTGGAAGCATTGTCGAAAGAGGAAGAGGAAGAATTAACTGTTTGATTAACAATTTTTATTATTGTTTTCTGTATTAGTTTATTTTTTAATATTACTTTTGTCGCATGAGATATTGCTATGATAAAGAACGGTGTGATTATCTTGTCAACGAGATTTTAAAATGTGGCAAGATACTTAAAGAGAACACCACTAACGGTAAGGAAGTTAGCTGGAAGGTTTTCTGGATAAGGGTGGACGCTCACAAAAGAAGGCTGTCCGCAATGAGAGAGTTGGACAAAATTAAAGAATATAAGTATAAAAAATAAAAAAATGGATTTAGTATTAAATTGTAAAGTAAAGAAAGTAGGTCAGTTACAGACTGGTACAAGTAAGGCAGGTAATCCTTGGCAAAAAAGAAATTTTCTCGTTGAGGAAATTGGTTCTATGTATGCCAAAGAAGTGTATTTCTATGTAATGGGCAACCTGTGTGATCTTCAATTGAAAGAGGGTGATACCATTACTGCCCATCTTGAAATCAGAGCAAGAGAATACCAGGGTAAATATTACAATGAAGTTGGGTGCTTTAAGATAGATATGCCGCAACCAGCACAATCACCTGCACCTGCTCCATCACCTGCACCTGTCCAGCCTGAAAGACGGGATGATTTACCCTTTTAGTATTGCAATGCTGTCCGAAATGTGTGATTTTTGCTTGTATTGATCAAATTCTTGTTTTTGTTTGCGGATGGAGGTTTATCTTTTTTGCCATATTTCGGGTTTTCCTCCATCCGATTTTATTAGTAGTTATGAAACGAATAAAGAGTGAATATCCTTTAGCTGATATATTTAATTTTGTGTTGGGCAAGTTATCCGTTTTGGAATCTATTTCTAAGCCTGTAACTTTCTCTTCCCGTGATAATGCTTTACCTGCATTGTATTATGATGTTGTTTTGTATGAAAAGTATTTGAATGATACAATGTCTAAACTTATGGGGTGGATTGATGCTATCAATCAATACAAGTCTGTTGGCTATGATCATTATAAGTTTGTTGAGATGAAAACAAATGAGTATAAAGAAACATGGACTTTTGATTCGGAAGATGATATCCCATATTTTTCTTTTAAAAGTTGTTTGGTGTGTGAAGATTATAGGGATATTGTCTTGGATTGCTCTGATGATGACATTACAAACATGATGAATGTAGTTAGTCTTATGATCCGTTTTGATGTATGTGAGTTCTTCAAAATTCCTTCATACAAAATTGATGAAGATGGAACTATACATGAGAGAACTTTTGCAGACAAGGAGATGGATAAGGCTTCAAACAGCGTGATGATTGATGATGTTCGTTCTGCTATTATTTACACCAACAGGAAGATTCATTCTTTGGTTGACTACATAAAAAGCATTGACGAGGATAAATTTGATGAGAGCGTTGTGACAAAGATAGAAAGGGAGGTATTTAAAATACTTTATTTGGAACAAGATAGAAATTAAATCATATTGATATGAAAAAGTACATTGGAACAAAACAGATTGAAGCAGAACCTATGACAAGAGGTGATGCGTGGGGAAAACATCTTCTTAGAGAAAAACCGTCAACGGAAAATTTCGATGATGAGGGTTATCATGTCCGCTATGAAGATGGGTATGAAAGCTGGAGTCCTAAAGATGTGTTTGAAAAGGCATACCATGAAGGATGTATGGGAGATGTTTCGGATGGTTATCATACATTCAATGAATTGTATCGTTACAGACTTCTTTATAATGCAGCATTTTTCAATGAGCTTGCTAAATTAGGAAAGGTAGAGGTGTGTAAATCACATAAACACTATGACGGAGAAGAGTGCTTTGGCGGTGGATGGTTTATTGTAATGGCTGAACTTCCAACAGGTCAAGTGTCTAATCACTATGAGAATAAAGATTGGGATTTGTTTAATGTTCCTGAACTTGAAACCTCATTTGAGTGGGACGGCCATACTCCAAACGAAGCAGCAGACCGAATTGAGGCCTACTTGAAACAAATCAAGAAAAGCACTTTTGTTGACCGTATGCAGATAGAAGCCGAAGAAGTCAATGGAAGATATGTAAAGTTAGCCGCTTTCATAGATTCAGGGAAAATGGATGAAGTCGTTAATGATATGTACAACAAGTGTTTACTGGAAATCCAATGCGGCACAATGTTCGACTATATACGCCTTCTTGACACTCGCATACAACGTATGCAAGGCTCTGATAGCGCAGAAGTGCGGAAGATGAACTTTGGTATGGCGATCAAGGCTCTTAAAGCAGGTTTTCCAATTCGTAGAAAGGGCTGGAACGGGGAAGGATTAATGGTATTCAAACAGGTTCCAGCTCATATAGAGAGTGATGTTATTCCAAAGATGCAATCTCTTCCGCAATCAGCAAAAGACCTTATTCTGAAAGGCAAAGGATTCATTGACTATACTAGTCAATGCCTTATCTACAACGAGAACACTGGGCGTGCTGATTCATGGGTCCCGTCTATTAGCGATGTGTTTGCCGATGATTGGGAGATTGTTGTTTAATTCACAATAATTATTATATTTGTACCATAAAAGATCACTAAAACAATATTTGTCTTTAGACTGTTGCTTGGATTTTAATTATTTTCATGAAAAACGAGTAGGGGTGGTATAGTCCTCTTCATTTATACTATAACCACCCCTTATTTATTAGGAGCGTATAATCAGTTAAACACTATGTATATAAAGAATTTGTTTAAAATGTACAGAGATTGGAGAAATAGAAAGTTTGTGGAAAAGATAAACAAGGTCTATTTCAAACAAGATAATGACGGCAATCTTTTTATGGAAGGAAGCCTGTATGTTTATGGGAAAAACAACGGTGTAATTTCATCATGGGTGGATAAGTCACTTGATGATGTCAAAAAGTCTATATCTGACTTGCCATGAGAAAAAGTCAGTTACCCATTAGGCTAAAAGCCCAAGTTGATTAGACTAAGCGTTAGGAGAGAATATATAGTTACCAAGTGGGTGTTTGCTCAAGCCCCTTGCTCTAAGGTCAGTGATTAAACAGTTCTGTGGGGTAGGAATAGTGTTACTGACGGGAAACCTCTCCATAACATTGTCGATGAGCATTTAACGGAGAAATCCGACTTATAGTAAAAATGGTTTACGTAATTAACAAACAAGGACAAGCACTTATGCCAACCGAAAGGTTTGGTAAGGTGAGAAGGCTGTTAAAAAACAGTCTAGCCCATGTTATGTGCCGTATTCCGTTCACAATTCAATTGGATTATGACACAACAGATTATACACAGCCCGTAAGTTTGGGTATAGATGCTGGTAGCAAGCATATCGGCATTTCAGTAACAACAAGTGAGAAGGAATTGTATGCAGCAGATGTGGAATTGAGAAACGATATTGTGGATAAGCTATCTACTCGTAGGGAATTAAGAAGAACTCGTAGGAGTAGACTTCGTTATCGCAAGGCTCGTTTCAATAACAGGGTATCTTCCAAGCGTAAAGGTTGGCTAGCACCATCTGTTGAAAACAAAATCCAAACTCACTTAACTGTTGTTGAGAAAATACATAAGTTCCTACCGATAACTAATATCGTAGTTGAAACGGCTTCCTTTGATATACAGAAGATTAATAATCCAAGTATATCTGGCAGTGAATACCAACAAGGAGAACAACTTGACTTCTTCAATGTGCGTGAATACGTATTGTTTAGAGATAATCATACTTGCCAACATTGTAAGGGTAAAAGTAAAGATAAAGTCTTGAATGTGCATCACATAGAGAGCAGAAAGACGGGAGGGGATAGTCCAAAAAACTTGATTACCCTTTGCGAAACTTGCCATAAGGCATATCATAGAGGTGAGTTTGAATTAAATGTAAAGCGTGGAAGGTCTTTTAGAGATGCTGCCTTTATGGGGATTATGCGATGGAGTTTTTATGATAGGCTAAAGAATATCTATCCTAATGTAAGCATGACTTTTGGCTATATCACGAAGAATACCCGTATCACTAACAATCTTCCTAAAGAGCATTATGTTGACGCAAGGTGTATCAGTGGTAATCCTGTGGCTAAACCTCTTGGATATTATTTCTATCAGAAGAAAGTAAGATGCCAAAACAGACAAATACACAAAGCTAATTTCTTGAAAGGTGGCAAAAAGAAACTCAATCAAGCACCATTCTTAGTGAAAGGATTTAGATTGTTTGACTTGGTTGAATACCAAAAAGAGTTGTATTACATTTTTAGTAGGAGAAATAGTGGTTACTTTGATATTCGGAAACTTGACGGTACAAAAGTAAACAAAGGTTCTATCAATTGTAAGCATTTGCGGTTGATAGATACAAGAAAAAGTATATTAATTGAAAAGCGAACGAAAGTAAATTTATGAAGATTAATTTGTTTGTAAACGGAAATTTGGTGTGCAGGGGCAGTCTAGCTGCACAGGGGCAGTCGAAGTTATAACACTATGTGGTGGAGAACTTCCTAGTGATTATGACATTTCTGATGCTGTTATAATTGATGGCGATATTCATTGTCGTAGTATCAGTTGTAATGGCATTGTTGTTTGTAAAGGTTCTTATACCGTTATAGAGGAAGGGGGTGATTATGGGTCACTCTAACGGTAAAATCACTGCACCTGTAGGATTGGATAGTGATGTATATCCTACTCTAGGCATCGGTCCTACTAGTGATGGCTATGATTTGGGGTATGCGTGTCTTAGCGAAAAAATTAATATGTGGAGTTATATAAAACCCAAAGAAGCGTCTAGTCCTTCATTTGACAACGCTAGTTTACCTGGTATAGTTTACGATTCTGTAAATAAGAAATTAGTATATGATAGACCTAAAACATGGGCTAGGCTTACTGATTTTGATGGATACGATCATGGGGCTAAACCTCTTACAATAGATAAAGATATTCTAACTAATCCCGTAGACGCTACAAAGGCAACGTTTGTGCTTACAATTTCACCATATTGGGCTGATTCTAGGTATAATTGGGGTAAAATACTTGGGGGATTTACTTGGTCTAATATGAAAATAAAGGTGGAAGTATATAATCAATTAAAGAAGTTGGTGGATTCTGGAGTTTTCGTTGTAAGTAGTATTGATAGTACAGGAAAAATTTCAATTACCCTTAATCGCAATAATCTCATATCTATGGGGGATACATATATTTATATTAAGGGTTATTTTTGTGATTACAGTGGAAATGTATTATGCTTAATCCCTACTACATCTGACGGATTTATTCGTAAGCCTATAGTGGTTACACAAAGTATTTCTATTACACTTGGAGATACAACAGCCAACGCTTCTGGATTCTCTGTTTACGGACAGTTGACAAATGGTTCTACTTCTTCTAAATGCAGATTGAACATTACAAATAACACTTCTAGTGATTACGTTGCTTCATCAGGCAGACCATACGCTAGATATAGATGGAGAGCGAAAGATGGATCTTATATAGGTCAATGGTCAGGTAATATATTGATGCCTTCGTGCACAAATATTCCTAAATCATTTACTCGTAATGATGTGGTTGATGCTGGAAATCCACCGTCTTATGGTAATGTTACTCAATGGTATGTTGATTATCAAGTTATTATGCATTAAACACTGGATATAATATACACAAACAATGGGCATGGAACGGCAGCTTAGGTCTGTCTGTGTGTATTCTGTATTGCTCATCAATGCAGAACTGGCATGGGTTTTTAGACGTTACTGCTGTCCTCCATCCCTTGAAATTTGGAATGTTTTTCCATGAGTTGTAATTTGCTTCATTGAAAATACCTAGAATCATCTGTTGTTCTATAACATACAACTGGCTTATACCGTTTGTAGCATATCCTCTACCGTAGTGTTTCTGTTTGCTTGGCGGAATAAATGATACGTTATATGGTGATGATATGTTGTTCCATATCTTCTTTTGAACCTCATCTGTTATTTTTTCTATATTGTTCGTTTTTATTGACAGTAATGTATTGGCAAGATATACTTCAACAACAGCGCGGAATCTGTTTGTATTTGTGTTTATTCTCTGCTTTGTCGTTTCTCCACCGTATGTCCTTTCCATATATTCCTTAATGCCGTTGTCCGTCATTGAAATATACTCCCATCCAAGATCATCGTTTAATTCGAGTGACAGTTTATTGCTTTCCAGTACATATTGGTATATGTCGTTATATATATCCTCACGAAACTTTTTGGTCAGTTGTAGCACTTTTTCTTTTTGGCTATCCGGGAGTTTTGATATTGACTTGAACGATTTAGCCCCTGCCAAAAGGAATACGGCTAGAAGGTCTTTAGAGAACTTCTCTGCACGTTCTCTAGTTGACGATTTTATACCGTTTGCAAGTCTTTTTACCTGGAAGTAATAGTCTGCAATCTTAGATATTTCTTCTTTGTTGATCATTGGCTTCTACTCTTTCTGTTATACCGTTTGCTACCATGTTTATCATCAAACTCTTGAAATCGCTTTGACTGTACACCTTTTGCCCAATTGATGCTAAAGTTTGAAATATGACAATTTGATTCTCGTACAAAACCTTTTGGTTCTGTATGATAGCGTCAAGTTTGGATAATATTTCTCTTTCGTTGTCCATAGTGCAAAGGTATGTATTAGACTTCAATTTACCATACAAATTGTTTTATTTCATTGGGTGTTATTGTACAAATCATATATTATGTGTTTATGTATGATGTAACAAAAAAGGCAACAGTAAAGATTCACATCTGCCTGCTGCCAAAGTAAAAACATCGTAATGGTTCATTTACATAGTGCAAAGTAACAGAAAATATGGTATATTTGCAATGGTTAAATAGATAAATAATGTTAATTAACTGGGTAATTGTTGATATGATTTTGTATTTTGTAGTATAAGAAAAAAAAGCAAGAAAAAGGGTCCAATCTATTTCTTGCTTATTAAGGTAATTATATACGTTTATACACGTATATATTGACGCTTCACCGCCCCGACTACTGTCGACCACTCCACGTCCCCAGCCCCTTCTACCAAGGGTGATACTAATTTAGTTTTTGCATGAAAATAACTATTTAAGCTATATCCATTAACGGATGCTTTATGATAAGGCAAAGATAAATATAATGTTTTATATTTCCAACTGTTTTATGCAACAAAAATTGGGTTTTCAACTTAAATCTATAACTTTATGTTTGTATATAAAAAAGGCAAGAAAAAGCCTACAACCTATTTCTTGCTAATTATTAATTTTAAAAATACATGAATAAATTTAAAAAAAAATGCAGCATATTACTGCTAGTTATGTTTATTTTAAGGCAAGAGAATATATTGAAGCCTTTCTCTTGCCTAAATTTACATATGTCTTAATTACTGCATTGCAAATATAATACTTTTTTTGTATATTTGCAATGTATCATAAATAAAAAAAATCATGGAACTATTGGTAGAAAGAAAATGGTGCAAGCCTGATTATACTATAGGGCGTTTGTATATTGATGGTGAGTTTTTCAGTAATACGCTTGAAGATCGTGTTGTTGACGTGAATAAGAACGGAGTGTTTGATGGAAACGAGAAGAAGGTTTATGCTGAATCCGCTATTCCTTACGGTAGATACCAGGTTATATACAACTGGTCCCCAAAATTCGGACGTAATATGCCAAGACTGTTGAATGTTCCTCATTTTGAGGGTATTCTTTTTCACGCTGGGAATACAGCAAAGGATTCTGCCGGGTGTATCCTTGTAGGTAACAATACATCAAAAGGAAGGCTTACTGAATCACGCTATACTTCTGACAGGTTGAACAAATTGATTGACGATGCAATAAAGCGTGGCGAACAGGTTTGGGTTACGATAAAGTAGTGTGTCGTCTCATCAACCATGTGTTGAAGGAGTTACAGGAGCGATGTTTTTGTCGCTCCTTGTTTTTTAGTAATAATAGATTATGTACAGTGCTATACTATTCTCGCCAATTTTCCATCGGACGGTTTTCCGCCAAACAGGTGATTGATGTATGCAAGACCTTTTTGTGTGCATAGAACAACCATCACGACAAAACCTGGGTGATTCTCTCTTGGAATAGGCTTTTCTTTCATCTCGAAATACCCAGCATCAATATACTTCTGTTTTGGTTCGTTCCTGTTAGCAAAGAATACTCCTGCTTCACGAAGTTTCTTGAACAAGGTATTTCGTCCGAATGGTAAGCCGAGTATCTTGGCAGCCTGTCCTATATCACATTTGCCTTCCATCGCAAAGGCTTTGTCGGCAAAATCCGCTTTGGGCTGGAGCTTATCTATCTGTTTTTGCTGCTTTTCATTCTCCAAAGCCAAGCGTTCTTTCTCTTCTTCGGCTTGAATCACCATTAATGCAAGCTCCTTTCGGGAAAGCTCATGCTTTGCCACTTTGTGAAATACTTGCCTATAAACCTCAAAAACTGGACGTACTTTGCGAGCAATAAAAAACTCCATACAGGAAACGGTAAGTTTGTATTCATTTGTAGGTCTTCCGCCTTTTTGGTTTTCCGCATTCTTGCGTAAAACTTGATAATCAATATTTTCTATAAATTGTTCACTTGAAGTTAGTGCTCTTACAGCTTCCTCTTTCCTGCCATAAACAAGCATCTATACTTCATCAAGATTGATTGGGAACTCATTGTCAGACTTTGACAATTCAAGAACTGCGTTGAAATACGATTTGATTTCGCTTTCGCTACTCTTTTTAGATAAGATTAATTCTAACATAGCTATTATTTTAGACAATAAAAAAAAACTGCACTACGTGTTGTCTAAGTCTTAATAGCAAAACTCCGAGAGTATTTCTACATCCCGACACGGTGCAGTATATATTTTGTAATGATATACACGTTATATATGGGCACAAAAAAAAGCCGATGTATGCGGCTCGTGCCGCTATTAAGTTTAGACACCACAAAGTAAATAATAATTTTTGATATATAAAAACTTTGTGGTGTTTTTTTTCTACATCAATCCAAACACCATACCGACTGCTCCCCAGAATACATCTCTCCATTCGGGCACTCCTTGTCTAAGCCACTTATCGTAGACGATTTCTTTTCCTACAAGGAGGAACAAGGTTAGTGCTATTGCTGTCCATACGGAGAAAAACCATTGCGCCACGCTCACTACAAGTATTCCTGCAATGAGGTGTTCCATTCCGTCAACTCTCAAATTGTTAAGGCATATATAGTCTAATGCCCTTCTTATTTTTCTTAGTAAGTTTGTAAATTTTCCCATAGTTTAGCTGTTATCGTTGTTTTCATTGTTTTCATTGTTTTCCTCTATAACTCTAGCTTCCATATCGTTTAATCTTCTGTCTTGTTCGTCCATTCTATCGTCTTCGTTATTTGCTGAGAAGTCACTTTCTTCTCTTGCTGTCTGTAATGATATTATTCGGGAGTTCACAAGTTGAACGAGTGTGTTGTTCCATTCAGAGAAATCTATGTATGAGTATGGCTCTATGGTAGCGTTTATTCTTAGGGCGTTATAACCTGTTGCGTCACCTTCCATTACTCCTACATAGTATTTGAATATATTGGCCATGTCATTTATGGCTGTATTCATCATTTGTGCATCACTTCTCGCCCATTCCATTTCCGGCTCGTAATACATTGCCGTTGTTCCAGTAGGTCTGTCACCTGACGATGATTGCATTGGCGGAACGACACCGCTTCCGTCAAGTATCCCGTTGTATATGTTATCTATTTCGGTGAACAGTGAGTTTGAAGCATCCATTTTACCCATGAACTGTGCATCATCTTCTGCTCCTACACGTAAAATGGAAGTTCCTCCCAATCCGTTTCTTTGAATGTTTATTCTTCCGTTTGTCTTGATAAGTAGCATTTGGAATGCCTGTCGTGTGTTATATTCTCCTATCATGGACATTAGGAACTCGAAATCGTCTATCAAGTCCTGTACTGCCCCCCAAAATGGAAGTTCAAGACGTAGATATACTACAGGTATAAATCCCAGGTTATGGAATTGATGCAGTTGTATGATATTCCCGTTCTCGTCAATATCCGTTGCTATATCTCCGTTGGAATCCAGTGTATAAAACTCATCTTTAGTCCATACATCGACAAGTGTGTCTGTATGTTCTTCTCCATCAGCCGATATATATGTGGTTGTATATTCTCTTGCGAAAGCTATTCTTTCGCCTCTTCTGTTTTTATGCTCATATAGTATATCTCCTTTTGAGTAGCTGAAAGACCTGTATTTTATCTCGTCCTTATCCTTATATATATATATGGCAGCATCTCCTACCTTTCCGGCTTCGCTTATAAGTTCAAACTTGGCTGTTTCCATGAGAGAATCAGTCCAGTATTCCTTGTATGTTGTCAGCTTATCCCTGTTCTGCTGGTTTGACGCGCTTTTTTTTATCTGGAATTTAAGAGGATTGGTACACAGGTGTGATACCCTTTTCTTATGTATCATCCTTTGGAGAGGGAATGCCCGTCTTTGCAGTACGTAGGGAGTTGATGCCGATTTCTTTTTTCTTTTCTGGGCACCTACATTCGCGCTTTCATCATCCGATGATGTGGCATCATCGTCTGACGGGATACTGTCTTTCCAGTCGGGTCTGTTGTGTATATAATGTCCTGATGTATCCCATTGCGCTAGGAAATCATCCTGTGACATATATTTGTATATCAAAGTGGAGCGTCTTGGCTTTTTCTTTGTTCCTCCACCTCTCCCATCGTCACATCTTGACGGAAGTGCCACTTTGAACGGTTCTTTTCGTAATAAAACGTCTAATTTTAAAATTTCCATAGGTAATTATAAATATTTTAATTCATCCATTATATCGTTAGGTATGTCAATCATTACATCGCATATATCAAAATATGTCCTGTATAAAAATGTTCCTTCTATCAAGTCGGGCGAGCATCCTACAATCTTTTTTGCCTCCTGTTTTTTCAGCAGTCTTAGTTTCCCGTTTTCCCTTTCCACGTCACGTCTTATTGCTCTTCTCTGATCCATCAGTGCTTCCCGTATTGTTTTGTTCACATACGGTTTGTCAAGAAGTTCCGGGTTTATACTGAATCCGCAATATCCTAGGTTTGTTCCTTTTATACGTGTTACCATTTCATCTGCAAGCTGCGCCCTTAGATCGAAATAGAATCTTACAGGTTGATCATCCTTGCTTTTGTCTAGTCTTTTCGGAACACCTCTAAGTATTGCCAGGCTTTCGGGAAATGCGTCACGGAATGTCGGTGCTCCAAGACCGTCAAATGCCAGTCTGTTTTCACCGATTCCCCATTTTCGTAGATTGTTTCTTACCCATCGGTTCAAATCCCTAGGCTTTAATGTGTTTGACCATTCTAGGTCTTGTAAGTGATGTCCTATGAAGTGCCCCATTACACAAACGTCACCAAGACCGTATGCTATATCCAGTGTCGCACATTCAAAGTAATCGTCAAACACAGGCTGAGATGAGAACATTTCCTCCATTTCGTCACGGGTTATCCACTCGTTTCCCCCTTTTATCAGCTTCCATGAACCTAATGCGTTTATGGATACTTCCTGTGCTGTTCCTCCAAGGTTTTTCTGATAGTCGGGATTGGAAGCCATAAGTATCTTGTTATCTTCCAGCCCGGAAGCTATAAAGGTTATGCTCTTGATGTATCTTTTACAGTTTGTTTCGTCAATTTTGGTATTTTTACCGAATCTTGCGATGATATAATCTTTTGCCTGAGCAAATACTTCTTGTGGGCTGTCACCCCATGCTGTTTCATGTATAGTATCTCCATATTGAAAGAAATATCTTACTTTCCCCGATCTTTCTGGAATTGCTATTCCATCATCGTCTACCCACCATGATACCATTGCTCTCCAGAAATCGCTGTACGGATTTGGGTTGCACGCGCCTATAAGACTTGTTCTTAGTCCTGATGATGAACGCAATACCGTTTGAAGGTAGTTTATGATAGGTTCTGTTGCCTGTGAGCACTCGTCTATCGCCACCTTGACAACGTTACCACCCTGTTGTCTGTCCTTAAATTCGCTTACGCCTTTTTCTCCCGACAGGCAGGCATCACCGAAATAATCATACCGTATTTCACCTCCTGCGTCAAGTCTTGAAAGGCGTTTTGAATCAATATACTCACCATAAGGTTCAACCATCTTTGAAACCACTTTAAGAATACCGTCCGCTTTTTCTGCGGATGTCTTGTCCTTACGGAAAACGAGTGCGGAAAATGACGGGTGGTTGCATGAACTCAGTATATCCATTCCAAGGCATACGGATTTTCCTCCCCCACGATTCCCGTGAAGTATCTTTATCCCTGCCCTGTTCCTTAGAAATGCCTCCTGTGAACCTTTCTGTGGGGCAAGCATATTTACCTTGTACCCCTTGCTTCTTCTGTCCTCTATATATCTTTGGACGAAATCAAGGCTTTTATATGGTATGATTCCCCTTTTGCCATATCGTTTCAGCGATTTGACAACATCCTTAGTCTTTAATCCTCGGTATTTTAAGTCAATTTCTTCCATCGTTTTCTATGTATCCCGCAAATGGCATTAATGTACATTTTTACACACATTTTAGAACGTTAATCCAACGCCCGCTATCAGTTATCATAAAAGAATCACCGAATACTTTTCTACCTATATTAAGCGCACCGTTGACATCAGCATTGATAACCTTTCCAACTGCCGACTTGAACATACCTCGCTTGACACGCTTACCGAGATAGATATCATGCTTGCATATATCCTCCATAGCTAGAGCATCACATTTGCTAGTGTAACTTTCCTCATGTTCGATATAGCTGATACCTGCAAGCTCGCACTTGTATCTAAGGCAGCTTCTCAACCTCGCAAAAGGGATGAATGTAAACTTCTGATTGTTTACTCCGCCCATGTTGACGGATTGCTTCCATCCTTTGTTGTAGCCTACAGCAAGAGTGCCTATATGGTGTGATACAAGATAATCAACGATACGCCTGCTTGTCTTGTGCATCGCATCATTCATAAACCGTTCACGTTTATCATACATCTTTCTCATCCTGTTTGTCAGTTTGTCTATTCCCTGCCTGTCCTTTATGGATTGCAGCATGGATAATGTTTTGTTAAACCATCTGTTGTATGACTTGACAACCTTGCCGGAAAACAGCAGCGCATTGCA